CATAAGAACGCTCTGAACGCTTTGCTGAAATAATTGCATCCATAGCACTGCGCTGCGCGTCTGCATTAGCTTGTTTAATGTCTTTAATCTGGTCTACACGGTCTTGCTCTACTCGGAAGAGAGCAAGCTTAGCTTTTTCGAGTCTTTTTTCGGCAGCTTCTACAGCTTTCGTTTGAGCAGCAGAACCTTGAGAAAGTTTTAATCCTGCTGAAAGTGCAGCTCCAACGCCAGAGAGTGCAAGCTTCAAAGTTATAGCAGATTGAATTAGAGCAGTAAATGCTCCGCCAAGGACAACTAAACCACTCTGGGCAGCAGCGCCTGCTGCAGCACCTAGTGTAACTAATCCTGCACCAAGAGCACCAATAATTCCAGCAACACCTGCTAATGCTGGTCCAAGAAAAAATCCTGCTTGAGTAAGACCACGAAGTTTTACACGAGCTCTTTCTGCATCTTTTTCAAAGCTAGAACCGAGAGCTCGACCTAAAGCTCCGCCTCGGCCACCTCCACCGCCGCCTGACATGGACTCATTTAAAGCATTTGAGATATCTCTTCCAGCATCTCTACCAATATCATCTAAGCCAGTAAAAGCACGCTGAATTTCTGGGCGAACACGGTTAGTGAGAGCACGGACAACTACGTATGCATCTCCTACAACTGCCATGCTCTCACCTCCGTTTCGTTAATTAGTTAAGTGGTGCATCTAGAACCTTGCCAAAAGGCAAAGGACTATCTACATCCATATCTGTTGCTGGTACAAATGGTTTTACAGTTTTTGGTATGTTATTGGTTGGGTCAAACGGAGTGATGTCATTGTCATCATAAAATCCATCCGTAGGAATCGATGTGCCATCTGCAGCAAACATGTTAGAACTACTGCTTGATGACGAATTGATTGCATACTTGTAAGTGGTGCCATACAGAGTTCTATAGACCGAAGAACGCGTATCCGACCGAACTTGTTGCTGTTCTGCAGAGGCGACAGCAAGGTCATCTTCGAAGAAGTAATGAATTACATCAACCATTTCCGTTGCCTCCATCTCTGCTAGTCGTAGCCCGCTCACAAGAGCCTTTCCGTTAACGTAAGGCCAGAGGTCTATTGCCCACTCGATGAGTGCTCTGGCCGCTGTGTAGGGCGGCTTGAATACTCCTCAACCAGCCATGCGGTGATGTCGCCAAGGGCATCGACTGTAACAATCTTTTCTGGGTCAATTAGTAGTGCGTTGAAGCGCTCTGCACTCTCTGGGAGAAGTGCTACGTTAAAGAATTCGGTGATGCTTTTTGCAGCACCAGCACCGTCATCAGAAGCGTTTGCAATGATGTCGAGTAGTGTCTTTCCCTGTAAATTAGGTCGGCACGAAAACTCTTCACCGTGGAGCTTAAATGAGAGTGGGGTCTTGGTAACGTCCCCGCCCGAACCAAAGTCCTTAAATCGGTTTGTCATCTGTTTTCCTTATCTTGTGTCTTTGATACCCAGCGGTTGCTGCATACCATTGTTCCTACTTATTTTACCCAATAATTCGACGCATGTTATCTGTCAAATAGCGGTTAGCAGGAGTTCCTGGGTGGCGCACCATGTGCGCGAACACGATTTGCCCTTTGCTTACAAAACGAAGCATTTGGGCAGTGTTTGGTTTAATTAGGTGAGGCTTTGTACCTTCATGGTGGGCTCTGGCATACCTTAGAGGTGAGCCAATTCGTACATATTGACCACGAGGGTCAGCAAAATGACGCATGTGTATAGAAGAACGAAGTGCCCCAGTGCTGACACCAACTTGACGTTTTGCACCAGCTTCAATTAGTCGACCTCTGCGTGCCAGGTATCTACCTACCTCGCCGCTAGGACTATCCAAGAAGTTGTCCATGACAGGCTTACGAAAAACAAATTTAGATGCAACCATTACGGAATTGCCATTGTGATAGTCATACTTGTGGTTGTAAATCCACCTTCAGGCTGGCTACCATCTACCGTGGCAATAACTCCAAGACCTGGGAATCCATCGTCACCCCAAGTGTCAAGAAGATTAACGCTTTCCATTAGAACCCAGGCATCTAAAGCTGCTACTCGATTGGCTTCTTGGATGTCATCAGCAAGAGGTGCTTGACCATTTTGCTGAGTGGTTGGAACTGCGCGAGATACTGAAATATTTAGTGTGGCGCTGCGTGGGTCATGACAACGACGAGGTGTGGTCGCTTCATCTCCAGGAACACCAAGATACATTTGAATAAAAGAAACTACAATTTGTTCGCACTCAACGGCTGGAGCACCAAAAGTGTAATAGCGACGACTAGGCAGTGGCATATTAAATGAGTCATATGCTGTAATAACTCGGTCTAAAACTCCCTGAAGCATATCTGCTAAGTTTTTTGCATCATCTGATACAGCTGAGGTGTTTACAATAGCCATGTCATTAACCTCTTTTTAAGCAATCGCGATTGGGATTGAGCTTGGCTGCCCTAATTGATAGATAACATTTCCTGTTAGCAAATTGATGACCTCATCTACTGCAGGGTTTCCTAAACTAGGACGAGATGCGTACAAATCTACTGTTCCTGGGTCACGAGGACCTAAGACAGACAAAATGTCTGCATACGAAGCGCTTAGTCTAATTGTACCCTCTACAGAGTCCAAAACAGCGGCACTTTCTAATGTTTTTGTTACCGTGTTATTAAAGTTTGACATTACTGCATACACATTCCAAGATTCATCATCTGTAAGGAAGTCTCCACCAAACTCATTTAGGTAATAGACCTGAGTTCCGCCTGTAGAGGTGACGTACAAATCAAATGCAGACAGCTCAAAGGCTGGTGAATGACCAATAATTCTACGGGCACGGGGTGTGTCAGGGGAGAATACCCGAGAGCGTGCACGAGCCTTATCTGGGTTAGCAGTTTTAAGGAAAAGGTCAACTGCATAGATACCAGTCTTTAATTCATCTACGAATGACTGATTATCTAGGACTGTATAAGTAACACCCTGTCGAGCAACTGTTGTGACACGCTGAGGTAGGGCGCAGGTGTCGTCATTTTCATAAAGCTTTACAAGTTCTGTAGCCAAAATACGTGCTGCTGCTTTTCCAGCTGACGGTGGAGGAGTTCCGTATGTGTAAGTAACTTCTACGTTGGATGCAGACCAATTAGCGTTTGGTGTTCCAAAGATTGTGGAGTGGTCTGAGAGGTAATAAGTAGATGGGTCGATAATTTCGCCATCTTGGTTACGAAGAGTATGTACTTCAACAACTTTACGACCACGAAGGCGTACGCGGCTGTAAGAAGAAGTTCCATCTCCCTGGTAGTCACGGTGTGAATAACGACCTGAGCCACCCTGGGGTACGTTTTCTACCTGTCCCTCTATAAGAATTGGGGTGTAGTTAAACCTAGAGCCACCAGCTCTTAGGAATGGGTCGTAGGCAGAGACATAACGCTCTGTTACGGTTGTAGTACCGCTGAACTTGCGTCCTGACAGTGCCCAAAGCATGTAGGAGGCAGTTTTTACAGCTTCATAGGCATAGTCGGAATCAGCATAGACACCGAGTTCTTCAACATCAGTCCAAAGATTGCTCATTCCGTCACCTTATCCTTTTTAATAGAAAAAGCGGGCAGACGCCGAGTAGATTATGCACCTACGGCAATCTGCCCGCCCTATCTAATTACGCTGTTGGGTCCTCAGTTGAAGCAATGATGAAGTCAATTGCCTCGTCTGGGTTGTATGTGTCAGAACCTGGAACGTTGTATGTATCTGTTGAACCTTGTGAGGTAAAGTCAGATACTGCAAGGTATCCACGAGCACGGACTGCTGAACCTACTGGGCTAACTGCTGTAGATGCAACATCTGTTGCAACCTTTGCATAGCGGAAGCTTGTTGTAGTTGGAACTGCAGTGATTGTGTAGGTTCCATTGAAAGTGGAATCTACGCTGCTGATTGTTACAGACTGACCAACTTCGAATCCGTGTGCTGAACCTGTTGTAAGGGTTGCAACGTTTGAAGTTAGAGCCTTGTTGTTGATAGTCTTTGTTGACTCGTCGAACCAGCGGTAGAAGCCCTTTAGACCTTGAGGTGCCCAGTCGCTGCGTGCATAAGCGTATGGACGCTCAGTCGCGATTGGGTACTCCCAGCGGCCATCAAGACCTGAATCAAATTCAATGTTTCCAAGGCCGTAACCTTCGAATGTGTTAGCAAGAAGACCATTCTCAATTACACGGTCACCTGACTGACGAAGCTTGACGTATGGGAATACCCAGTAGAAGTAAGGAAGTGTGCTTGCACGCTTTCCGTCCTTAACTGCGAAAGACCATACCTCAACAGCAACACCGTTGCCTGCTGGGTCATCGCCAACGGCAGGGGCAGCCCAACCGATTGACTTGTTCTCTGGTGATGCGTAAGAACCGAAGTTCTTGCGAAGTAGCAAACCACCTGACATAAGAGCTGTTAGCTCTGGGTCTGGGTCGCAAATTGCGATTTCCATAGTGATTCGCTTGAGAGTGTCAGGAGCTTTGTAAGATACACATACTGTACCGTCTGCTGACTTCTCAACGATTTCGTCACCCTCTTCATATTCAGGGGTGAATGATGTACGAAGGAATGCAGAGGTAGTGTAGCTATCTCCTGCACCCGTTAGTAGGTTGCCAGCGGCGTCAAGTCGAGTGACTCGGATTGCAACGCCTTGGACGCTGGCTGCGTAGTCCTGTGTAGCCATTCCTGATGCTCCTTTGTTGGTTTCTTAGGCTTAGTCGCTAGGTAGTGTCACTCGCATGGCAAAAAGCATGCTTGGGTCTGCGTAGGCTGCCGCTGGGCGGAATGCCTTGATACGCATGTTGTTAATTGTAACATCTGCACCCTGAGCCAAGTTTTCGTTTACAATCTCGACTTTGCCAAGATGAACTTCAACTGCGCTTGTTGCATACATCCACTTGTTAGTTGCTGACGCTGTTGCGTTTGCATCTCCAATTGGACCGTTACCTGTATAACCAGAGCCAATAATGACGTCTGTACCTAGACGAGTCATAGCCCGTCCAGAATTCTCTGTTTCGCCCTTTTTGTAGATAAGACGTGAGCCAAGGATTGATGCCACATCGCGAGTCATGTGAATGACACCGCTCTCACCTACAGGTGATAAGGCAATTGCCTGCTCAAGAAGCATTAAGGCGTTCTCTGGCTTCTTAGCGCCAACTACTGGAATTGTTGCTGCACCTGACTTGCGTAGGTACATGTTTGTAGCAGCATCAGTTTCTTCCTGAGCTGCAACGCCTTCCCAAAATTCAAACTCAAGTGCCTTTTGTGTAACACAGTCGAGAGCTTTTACTACTTGAGCAAAGCGGTCCTCGCCTGGGAGGCTAAATGTAGAATCAAAAATTTCTGCATCAATATAGAACGGGACATAGTACTGATAGTTGTTATCAGCCTGATTGTCAGTTAGTTCTCCAGATGCGATTGCTTCGTCATTTACTGTAAGTAGACGCACATATGAAGGCATGCTGTCAAACTCATAAGCAAATTTTCTTACCCAGCGCTCATCGCGCTCTCGGGCTGTGTAATTCTGTACGTTAGCAACGCTCAGAATTCCGCAAGGGGCAGGAACTAACTCACCAGCGGGGAAAACCCCATTAAATGTAGCCATTTCTTTTTATTACCTCTCTTAGAATTCTGAGCGTTGCTTTGGTACGTTAACTACTTAGTCGGCTTAGTACTCGACTGCTGCAGCTGTTGCGCCACCTGTTGTGTCGCGGAGAGCTGCTGCTACACCGTTAACAGAGATGGTTGATGTGATTGCAAGACCCTCGATACCGACCTTTGCGATACCTTCGAATGTCTCAACGAACATCTTGTAGTCGTTAGTTCCGACTAGAGATGAGTCGCGGATGATTCCAAGGTCCAAAGTACCACCGTCAAGGAACAAGAATGTTCCTTCAGCGAATAGGTACCAGGTGAAGCTGTCTGCGAACTCAAGAAGTGCAGATGCACCCTGTGAGCCGTAAACGTTCTGGTCGAGAGAGTAGCTCACTACAACGCCACGAGCTGATAGGTAACCATCAATCTCGCTGTAAGCGTTAAGTGTTGAATCACCAGGCATTGCAAGAGCAAGGTCAGCAGCCATAGCGTCCTTAACCCATGAAGGGATAATAACGCGTAGTGGAGCATCAGCCTCTAGACGGTGACGTGAACGGTACGCAGCAGCTGCGCGGCCAACCTGAACTAGGAAGTCGCGACCAAAACCGATTAGTGAAGAAGTTGTAACAGCTGTTGAAGCTGATGCAATCTTAGCTAGAAGGTTCTGCTCTGCCTCACGAGCGTGCTGGATTAGACCAAGCTCGTTGTGGCGTGCGATTAGCTCTGGGTAAGCGCGTGTTGCTAGGTTACCGAACTGTAGCTGTAGAGTTACAGCGTCAGTTGCGACGGTGTTTTCTCCAGCAGCAGTCACTGTCAAGCTAGCCTTTGCAGCAGGGTTTGGAGTTGTAGCTGCATCATTAGCAGCTGTCCATACGCCTACAGCGTCAGCATAGTCTGAAAGCACTGGTGGGGTGATGAAGCGGATTCCGCCACGGTCAGCCTGGAAACGAGGAAGAGCATCGCGCACTGGGCGTCCTGTTGTTCCGAATCCAAAGATGTCGTAACGTGCTTCGAATGGTGCAACGTGTCCACCAGCAGCCACAATGGCTTCTGGGGATGTTACATTGTTAATCTTTGCCCAGTTGGACTCAGCATCTGTTGTCAGAGTGCGGTCTTCAGGGAAAGATGTGGTGATAGATGCAACGATGTGCTGCTCTCCATCTCCACCATTTACACGACGCAAAGCGTGGATACGCTTTTCCATTGCTGATGCAACAGATGTCATGTCTTCTAGAGCGGAACCTGCGCTGTAGCCAGGAATGTCAGCACCTGCCGTGATTGCCACGGGTGCGGCTGATACCTGAGTAACAGGGCGGCGGTCCGCTGGGACCTCTGGAGTGAGGTCTGCGTTTGCAGCGGCGGTCACTGGTGCCTCCATTGTTTCCTGAGCTTCAGTTGTTGAAAGCTCAATTGTTGTGGTTTCTTTGTTTGATGCTTCTGCATCTTCTGCAACATCTGCTGCAGCGTCATCTTCAGCTACTGCTGAGTCATCTGCTGCTTCATCTGCTGCTGGTGCTTCTGCTTCTTCAGCAGGAGCTGCTTCTACTTCAACTTCGGCTGCTGGAGCCTCGTCTTCTGCAG